AAGGGGCGGCCAGCAGGCCACATCTTGAACATCTCGCGGGAGATCACCTTGCCGTCCTCGAGGTCGACGATAGCCCCCATCACCTCCTGCTCGTACAGTTTGGTGCCCTTGTACTGCTCGAGTTGACGCTGGAATGCCTTGTCAAGGTTGGCGGCGTTATCGTAGGTGCTGGCGCGGGACACCACCACATCGTCACCCTCGCGCCCTACTAGGTCGAGAATCAAGTCCTTTGGGCGCGGTGTTGTGGTCACGATCACCCGAGGGTGGCTGTACGGTTTATCGTCGGGCTTGATACGCAGGCCCAGCATCATGTTGTCCCATGCCTCATTGGGGCCAAGGTAACTGAAAGCGGCCAACTCGTCACACCAGCAGAACGATGAGTTGATACCGCGCAGGCGGTCGTAAGAGTCAGCCGACACGCCCCTGATCTTGGAACCGTTGGACAGTTTGATCAGGTGGTCTTGCTTGTTGTAGTCGATCACTAGCGGCTCGGGGATGCAGGCGAGCAGTCCGCTCGGCCCTTCAAAGCAGGTGAATTTCAAGTCCCCCGATGTAGGGGCCAGCACCACGCTCATTGTGCCGGGGTGCGTCCATGCCCACCACCACAAAGCCTCAGCGGCACTACGAGTCTTCCCGGCTCCGCGCCCGGCCAGCATCAAGAAAACCGTGTAATCGATCTCAAGGTCTGGCGGTATCTGGTAAGGGTGCGCCCGTATTATCCATTCGGCGTGTGCTATGTATGCGAGTCGGTCATGCTCAGGCTCGGCGTTGAACTCCGCCTGCACTGTTGGGTCTTCAAGCAACTCAGCCAGCACGCTTGGTCATCTCCATGTTGCGGATGATCTCGAGGAACTTGCTGGCGTTGGAGTCCTCTGTCTTGATAGCGGCCCCACCCTCCACACCCTCGACGGCCATACGGTCGCCATACTTCTTAGGCTTGAGTTTGGCCGCCGTCCACTTGCGGGCCTCGATGCGGTTCTTCTGCCACTGTATGTAAGTCACATCCAGACTGGTGCGGCCATCCTTGTCGGTGTACTCCGGCGGGTGCTCGTCCGCGATGGCAATGATCTCATCAGCGTTGGTGTCGGCCTGCTCCTCACGAGCGCGCGCGTATTGCTCCGCAAACGAGGGGTGGCGCAACAACCACTCATACACCGTACTCTGCGCAGGCATGACTCCAGCCTTGTCTTCTCTCAGTATCTGACGCAGGCTCATTCCCTCTGCTAGTAGGATACAGATAAGGTCAGCAGTGCGTTGGTTGAAGGTTGTAGGTGCTCCGATCTTCTTCGGGGCTGTAGGCGTCTTTGCGGGCGTCATGGCACCCTTGGCCTCTGTCTTAGGCTTTGACGGCTTGGCGGGCTTTGTAGGCCCCTTCTTGGCGGTTTCTGGCATGACCCGTATTCCCTTCGGTTCGGTTGATTGTCGCCAGTGTAGCAAACCTCAAGGGTTTTCGCCAGTAGGTTGTTGGACTCGATTCGGTCTTCGGCTCAGGCGCAGTGGAAAGCCAGAAAAATCTGCGCGTCGACATCCTCGATTGCTGGCTTGACATCCAACACGACTGGAGACTCCCCTCGGTTTCTATCTTCCGATGGGCAAGTGAATGCCCGAATCCCCATGCGCGTTGGCCCCACTTTCGTGGGAACCATTGTGAAACCATTAAGGTTTCTTGGCCTCTCTGCATATGTTTTGGACATAGGCGCTTGACTGTTGCTGGGCACACTCTTCTTCTGTCAGCATGAAGTCTGGCACCCACGCCATCAGCGCAAAAACCAGTAAAAAGATTATACCAATTACGATCTTCTGTGTCAGCGTTTCTTCGGGTAATTGTTGACTTGGAAGGTCTTTCATCATGTCGTCGATCTCCTGCTTATTCATGGTTTCGCTCCTTCAAGGTTTTGTCGATGCCTGCGGCAAAGTGGCCCAGTTGGTGGCCGAACGATGGGTGCACGCAGTGAGACTCCTCCCACTGCTTGTCGATGTCCTCAAGGGTGACTCCCCGCCACTCCTTACGCTGGTCGTCATTCGTCTTCTGGGTATTCGTCTGGGTCATTTCGATCCTCCTCTGTCTCAATTGCGGTATGCAGTGCCTCCCAGTCCCGCTGAATTTGGCGTTGGCGCTCTTCCTCTGCGCGTTGCTCTGGGGTGATGGCCTGAAACTGCTTGCGCAGTTCGGCCTCCATCTCGTTCATCAGGTCGCCCATATTGGTCATTTTGCTTCCTCCACGGTCACGCGGTACTTTTTGCCGAAGCGGTCTTCGACCATGATGGTCTTCTTGGTGCTGGCAAAACCGCCAGTCTCGGTCAGGTCGTACTGTGGGCGGCTCACGCTGGCAAGCAGGCGCTCAGTGTCGTTGGTCTTCAGGTTGCCCACAATGGTGTGCGCGATGTAATCGCAGTAGGCGATGTAGGACTTTGGCAGGTTGTCAAAGAACTGGTTGACGATGGTGTTCATTGTGTCGAAGTGGCTCATGGTTTTCTCCTTAGTTGAGTTGCTCGGCGATCTCTTGCTCGATCTCGTTGATGATCTTGTCGGTCAGTTTGCGCTCCAGCCAAGGGGCCTTGCGGCCACGGCGGTCGAGCACCTCGAACTCGCACTCGGTGTAGCCGTGGTAGTCCATGTCGCTGGCGGCGTGGTATGAGTAGGAGCCGCGCACGCTCTCGAAGTAGGTCACGCCCACGATGCAGGGGATGCCTGCCACTCTTGTTTCGATCTCTGCTATGTATGTCATTTCACTGTCCTTTCGCTGTTGATGGTGTAATTGTACATTAAACGAAGGGGCTGTCAACCCCCTCGCTCAATTTATTTTTCTAGGGACTTTCCCTTATCCTGACCAGCCTCGAGAATCTTGTTGGCCGCACTGAAAATGCGCTGGGCTGTCTTGTCGGTGATCTCCGCGCCCTGCAACCAGTTCTGGATGTAGCCACGGGACTCGTGCAGGCCGGGCAGGTCGAGCAGTGAGCACAGGATGTAGGCCACGCCCTCTGCCTCGACTTCGCGCACATCGCGGGGTGTGCTCTCGCTGTCGGACAGTTGGCCTTCCTTGGTGTGGCCGAGCACCACATGGGCGATCTCGTGGAAGCGAGTCTTGTGGGGCAACACGGCCACAGGGTTGATGGCGATGCTGGTCTCGTAGGCATAGCCTTGGCAGTTGCCGTCGGTGTGGCCGAAGGGCACCTCTGTGATGCTAAGGGTCTCGAGGGCCTTGGCCTTATCCCATGCTGGGATGACCACCTCGTTGACATACTCGTCGCCTTCGGTCTGGCCGAGCACGAACCAGTTGTTGCGCAGGGTGAACAGGCTGAACACCTCGCCAGTCTTTTCGCCTGCGTCATCCTTCTTGCTGATAGTGACAGGCATTACCAGCGCGATGGCCTTCTGGCCCTTGCTCACTGAGCGGCCCAATTTTTTCCAAGCATTAAAACTGGCAATGGGGCCGATGGGGATGTCACGGGCGATGCACTGGCTGTAGGCCAGCAACTGGTTGCCGATGCTGTAGCCGTGGAAGGTGCTGTAGCACTTGCTGATGATGCCGGGCTGGTTGATGGCATCGTTCAAGAGTTGGGAGAAGTTTGCTTTTTCCATGATTCGCTTTCCTTTTTCGCTGTACTGCGACATTGCAGTGAAGTTAGTATAACACCAAATTAAACGATGCAACACTTTTTTTTAAAATATTTTCTAAGTATTTTCCCTAGTGTTGTTTTGAAGGGGCCGTGGCCCCTCCGAGTTACTGCTTGGCCCAGTAGCCGTACACCATGCGCTCGGTGCAATTGAATATGTCTTGGGGCACGCCGTCAATCACTGCCACATAATGACCTGCCTGCTTGGCTATCACGGTGCCCGTCAGGTCACGGCAACGCGCCTTGCGGCCTGTGAACTGGGGGGCCTTTTGCCACACCCAGCCGTAACGCTTGAGCACCTCGGCGTAGATGTCTTTATTGATGCCATTGCGTGCTGATTTGGCGCGACCGTTGTCGGCGTTGGCTTGAGCCAATTCTTTGTACACGGCGCTGTAATCGAGGCCCAATGCAATTGCCATTGCACGAGCACCACAGTCACCCGCTGTGCCCTTGAACCCTGCGGCCTTCCGGCCCCCGTCGTTATATTGATAACTCATTTCGCTTTCCTTCGCTGTATCTGACTATGCGATTTGCTGTGTCAGTGAAGTTAGTATAACACTAAATTAAACGATGTCAACAAATATTTGAAATTATTTTGTAGGTACTTTCTCTAAGTCGTATTTGCCCTGCATTTTGAGGCGCTCGATCAGGTCGGCCAGCACCAACGCGTCGTGGCTGGACACCTTGGCCGCGATCAACTCGATCTCGTGAATGATGTAGTCGCACCCGTGGTCAAAGCCCTTGATATATTCGCTCATAGTGGTCTCGCTCATGATTCGTAAAGTGTTGAAAATCCCGCGTCAGTCACGGCCCAGACCACCGCATCTTTGCGCTGATGCGTCTTCCTTCGGTTGCCTGTGTCGTACACCAACCCCTTGTCCATCAAAGTCACCCGGCACGGGCGATATGAGTTGCCCTGCATTCCGATAATGTTCTGAGCCTCCTCGTCTGTCAGGCCATGCGGGTACTTAGACAACTCCACCAGCACTTTGCGGGTAATGGTGCCAAACTTGGGCGCGATGGCTTCTGCGGCGGCCCTAGAGGTGTCGCTGTGCCACTGATGCGGGGGTAGCCTGCCTGATCCCTTGCGACGGCCCATATCGGCCTCCAGAAGGGCAATGCAGGTCTTGATGCTGTCGGCCACAAAGATGTCCTCAGTGTGGATGGACTTGAGTTCGGCCAGCACCCGGCCCAATGTTCGTTTGCTCATGCTGTGGCCCTCAACTCAAAAGTACATTCGTTGGCCCGCAAGAACTCGCGTTGCGGCTCTGTTGCCAGCACCCAAGCCATTGGGTACT